TCATGTGATCCGTGATGAACCATAGATTTTTTTGTGTGATACATATTGTATCCATCTTTATTTAATTTAACACTAATCTGTTGACCAACACCTGAACTAAGATTTGGGTTTTTCACCCATCTAGATTCATGTATTTTATCTATTCTATAATTTAAAACCTCGAAAAAATTTTTCTCAGCAATAAAACATAAATCATTCCATTGTGTTTGATAATATTCACCATAATCTACTGAGTTAAAATTAGTCCAATTAGTTCTGTTTACTCTATCATCAGTTAATATATTTAAACATATTTTTTTTGGGTGATTTATTGATTGGTAAATACGTTTTGTTTCGTCAAAAAAATTATTAATAAGTGTTACATCATCAGGTAAATAGATAAAATATTTTGATGTTATATTTTTAATATAACTGAATGTTGCATTTATTAAAAAATAATATTTTTTCTTACCCATGTTCGGGTTCATTGTAATTTTTTTTATATTAAATTTTGATAAATCATATTTTTCAATACTATTATCGTCAAACACTAAAACCAATATTTTATGATTTTTTTTTTCATTTTCAATATTAGTCAACAAATTAGATAAGAGTTGTGGTCTATTATAAGTTGAAATTATAACACAAAAATCATACTCTTCCTTCATAAACATTATATATATTAGTTTTTATTACTCTTTTCAAAAAATATTATTTAAGATGTTGATTATTTGTCACTTTATTTACAATATCGCTATATCCTTCTTTTTGCCAAGCAATTGTTGGGTTGGCAATAAAACACTTACCTTTTGTCAAAACTTCACTTAATAATACATCAACTTTCCAATCCCTACTATTTAAACCCTCAATTATAACATCAAAAAATTTATTTTGGACAATGAAGGCATGTGTGGTATATACTTTCTCTGCAAAATTTAATAACTCAGAGTATTTCTTTTGTTCTCCAAGGTTCCATCCTCCAAGATAAACCAAATCCCAATCTTCAGGTAATTGATCCATAATTTTATCAAGTTGTTCATTAAAGTTTTCACCAACTTCAATGTCATCTTCCATTACCAATAGAGTTTCAATATTATTTTCTTTGGCAAAATTAAAAAGTCTTCTATGACTATCTGTGCACCCTAAATGTCCTTGTAATTTTCCTGCGTCCGAAAATTTTTCTTTACCATCAGTTGCTTCAAAAACTTTATATTCGAATGGGAGGTTTAAACTTTCTAATCTGTCTTTTCTTCGTTTTAAATTGATTACATATTTTTCCATATTAATTTTTTGGTTTTTTTCTCCCTTGACAATGTGCTTTCTGACTGAAGCCCTTTGGGTTGTTACAGTTGATTGATCTTTTATATTTTTCAGACCATTTTTCATTTACCTCCTCCTTTGATAATTTTCCTTTCCAAAACTTAAATAAGTTTTCTTTATCGTAAAGACCTTTTTTTTGATCCCACCCACAATCATGACAAAGAAAAGGATGTTTGTCATCATTCTCTTTTTTCCAAGAGCGTTCACACTTTTCACATTCAATCTTTTCGTTGAATATTCTATCTGCCTGTTTTTCTGAAATTAGTATTTTCATCTTCTTTTTTTAACTTTATTAAAACCATTTCTAATTTTTTCATTAAATTGACCACTAGATAACAATAAAAAATCAAATTTATCAGGTATTATCTTTGAATTTCTATATTCAAACTCCCTTCTAACTCTACTAATAATCCAATTTTCATAAACCCCAAAATTATCAGGTTTATTACCTGGTCCTCCTTTTTTAATATCATTATTAAGTTCAATAATAACCTCATCAATGATTTGACCTATTTCGGTTAATCTTCGTAATAATTTTATTTGATCTTCTGTTATTAGTATTTTCATTCCTCACAATCATCGTCATTATAAATACCAACTAAATAGTCGAAGTATTTTTTGTGCATATAGTCTGATACCTCCTCACGAACCTCAAATATATCATCGCTTGGATATTCATATTCTTCATCTTCATCATCATTATAATAAAAACTTATTCCCTGCCCAATACAAAAATCAGCGTAATCAACTTCATCCTCAAAATCACAAGGATCTTGTATTTCTGTTTGGAATTCTATTATACTACCAATCTCTTCTAAATCTACACCTCGTCTAAGTAATCTAATAGGTATTTCTAAATTCATAACTTAATTTTTTCTTTGGTTTTATTATTGTAAACATTAAATGGATTAGCAGTAACCACCCAATCAACATAAGGATATTCATCTTCAGGTCTCCAAGCGGATTTGTTAGTTTTAACTTGTATAGTTTTTAACCCAAAGTCAGGATGAGACATAATCAAATCGGTTCCAAATACCATATCAATTAAATCACCATTTCCACCACTGTATTCCTCCTTGAATCCTTTTTTCTCTAATTCCATTTTTACTTTATTTTCAGCTTCTTCACCACTCTTAGTTGTTCCAAGAGTATTTTTTGTATAATCGTTGAAAACTCTGGGATCATCAAAATATTTATTGATCAATCTTTTAATAAAAGGTTTTAATTTGCTTAGTTCTTCTTTTGGATTTTCTATGACTTTTTGAATTATTGGTTGAGCTCTATTTCCTCCCATAAAAAGTAAATCGGTTACCAATTCACCCAAATCATAATAGTTTGTGTTTAATTTATTAATTGGTTGCCATTCTCCGTTGAAATAAACCAATTTACCTCCCATAACTTTATTTTCAATAAAATTGTTTTTTTCTTCTTCAGTAATTTTTCCTGCCGATTGTAACAAATTGGCACCTTCAATAAACTTTTTTTTCAAGTCATCAGGTATGTCTGTTCTTAAGTCTTTGATCTTATCTTGAATTATATTATTTAGATCCAAACCATAATACTTGTGTAGCCAAGATTTTAAAGATATAATACTTTGACATAAATTATGTTTTTGTGAATTTTCGGGATATCTTTGACAAGCACGATATTCTGATTCCGTAATTAATGGTGGAAGACCCATCAACTCACCAATTCTTGTTATTTCTTCGTTAATTAATTTATCCATCATTAAAATTTTAAAGTCATATAATGTTCATCAACATTGTCTTCCACATTTTGAGAGTGGTTTAATTCTACAGTTTGATCTTCAAAATTAAAATCAATCGATCCGTTGGATCCTTCGTTTATTTCCCAACCTCCGTAATATAATTCTAATAAGTCGTAACAAATATATTCTAATTGTTGATTTAAACCTTTTGATCCTTTCGAAGAATCTACCATATCTTGAACCCATCCACTATCTCCACTTCCGTCATAACTACATCTACAAGAATCACCATAAACAGATTTCAATTCTTCAACGATTGCAGGATCAGATAATTTTTTTACTTCTCTATCATCTCCCCCCCAACTTGGTCTCACATCTGAAAAGTCTGAAAAATCTTTTTCAATATGACTATCTTCGGTGTTTATTTCATAATAATCATACATCACATCTATTTCATTTCCGTTTGCATTGATCCTAAAAGTTAAAGCTCCGTTTTCATTATCGTAATAATCATTATAAAAATTTCCTGTATCAAAATTATCTCTAATGGTTTCAAAAACCTCTTCAATAGAACCTGGTAAAAATGGCAATTCGTCACTAACATTTCTACCTCTATATATTGGTCCATATAATTTTTCAAATTCACCATCATAACATTGATAATACCAAGAAACACCATCCTCCATGTTTAGTGAGTTCAGTAATTTTGAATACTTTTTTAAATCTTGTATTTGTTTTTCTGTAAGTTGCATACGATATTTTCTAATAAATACTTTTAATCTTCAAACTCTAACTTTTTTGATCGAGTTACCCAAGTTGGTCTTTCACCTGAAATTAATATTCTCATCCAATCTGATGCCGAAGGTATAAACCCATCACAGTCTTCTTTTACATGTTGTTCTCCAACATATCTAGTATAAACAGTTTTACCATCACTATTTTTGAATTCTGATCCAAATTTTTGTTCCATTTCAAATATACCTTCACTGTGATGTCGAAAAGCTCTATGTAAAGAATGTCCATACCACCCTTTGGTCTCATCTAACCAGTTATGAAGATGAATGTAATCTTCCCATTTTCCACCAAACTTTTTGGCTGAACTTTTGGAATGGAGTATCGGATGTGCCATGTTTATTTAATTTTTTATTATTATACTATTATAAAATATAAACTATTTATTTCAAAAAAGAAATTGATAATGGACTACACAAAAATCCCTCTATTAGTAAAATATACCAAACAAATTCATAACTCTTTGGAAGATTCTTCCCATCCCGATATTTTTAATACTATTGGTGACATTAAAAATGAAATCCACAATGATGATTTTTTGAGTTTGTATCTTTCCAAATTAAATGGTTCTGAGGAATTATACTTGTTTTTTTCAATTTATCTTTATCATAAAAATGGTGACGCCGCAAAATCAGTAAAGTATGTTTTAGAAAACCTTAAAGGGTATCGTTTTCAGGTGTTTGAGCTTGGTGGTTATCAACTTGAGGAATGTGAAAGATGTAATGGTTATGGACAAGAGGAGTGTGATTATTGTGATGGATCAGGAACTGAAGAATGTAGAGAATGTGATGGATCTGGTAAGGAAACATGTGATTCATGTGATGGTGATGGTGAAATCGATGGAGAAGATTGTATTCAGTGTGGTGGTAGTGGTGATGTAAATTGTTCTTCTTGTGGTGGAGAAGGTTCTGAAACTTGTCATTATTGTAGTGGTGATGGTCAGTTTGAATGTGGTGAATGTTATGGTTCAGGTGAAGTAGAAACTAATGAACAATTGGTTGATGATTTCAAAGATTTAATTTACACATTAAACGATTTGGATCTAATTTTTAATGAAGATGAATTAGTCACTCCAAATATTTATGATAGTAGAGTATTAAAACAACCTTATTTTAGAAATAGACAATTCGAAGGTGAATACCCAATCGAAGATATCGAGTATGAATATGACTTAAGAAATTTGGACTTGAATCACGGTTATGTTGCCATGTATTACGGAAAGGCATCAATTTAAAAACTTCAACTTATACATAGTTGAATAGATTAACTCCTGAACTGTATCGATTTGATTTTGAAGGTATGAATCATCGCAACAATCTCTTTTCTCATCGATCATATTTACCAAACTTGTAAAGTATTTTAATACTTGGTTTTTGTTTTTGTAAGTTTGATTTTTATATGATTTATAGTTTGTTAAAAGACCGTATTTACCTTGATAAGATTCAACAATACCATCAACAAGAGCATCAATTCCTTCATAATAACCTTGTAACGCTTTGTGTTCAGAATAAGATTTTGTTCCTAAATGGAAAATATGAACTTGTGTTTGTGAATGTAACATTTGACAAACCATTTCACAGAAATCTTCATTATGATCTGAAGAAGTTTGATCTTCATCTTCATTCTGATCATCGTTTTCTTCTTGGTCATCATCATCTTCGTCTTCTTCTTGTTCCCAAAGATTTCTTCTTTTTAATTCTTCTTTTACCTTTTCTGTTAAATCAAACTTGTTCATAATATTATATTTTTATTATAAATACTACAAAAATGAGATTAGTTATAAAAAACTAACCTCATTTGTTATTGGATTCCAATCAATATTCCATGGCAATTGAGAATATAAGTATCGTTCATTCAACACAGCGGCATTAAAGTAGTGTGTATGTCCGTCATAATAATGCCCATAACCACTATGGATGTGACCGCAGATATGGATCTTTGGTTTAATTTGTTTAATTCGATCGGCAAGTAATTCACAACCCAAATGTTGTCCTCGACGACCTTCAACATCATCTAACATACCCCAAGCTGGACCGTGAGTAATTAAAATATCAATATCATCAGGAATATCTTTCCATTTTTGTTCCAATTCCCACCCACCTTTAGGTAAGTTAAATGCCCAATTATAAAACTCAGGTTGCCAAGGACTACCCCAAATTTTAATCTCAGGTTCACCACCATCTATAATACCCAAAAATTCATCTTCAAGGTATTTGATGTCTTTATAGGTTTCTAAAATCTCTTTAGTTTTTTCAACATTATTTTGAAAACCCCAATCGTGATTTCCAGCAATAAAAACTTTAGTAGTGTAATTGTCTAAACCATTATACCACTTAGCAAACTCACGAATCTCATGCTCATATCCCATAGAAGAAATATCTCCGGCATGTAAAAGCAAATCACCACCCTTCAAATCACCTGTAATGTGTTTGTGTTTGTTGTGAGTATCACTTAATATTGTTAGTATCATAATACAAATTTAAAAAAATTATATTAATTATCCGAATTAATTATGTTGTTAATTCGACTTTTTGCTTTTTCACCAAGTGGTATTGGATTTCCTCCTTCATCAATTTGAACAAATGTTATATGGGTTTTTAAAACTAAATCTTGTTTTCCTGTGTAAACATTATGAGCTCTTGCTTCCATATATAGAGTCATTGATGTATTCCCAACTTTTGATGGTTTACCATATATTTTTAATAATTGACTTTCTTTTGCGGGTTTTTCAAAATTACATTGATCTATTGATACCGTAACCATTCTTGGTGTATCGCAAAGTTGCATCGCGTAACCCGCCGCTGATGCATCAATCCATGATAATAATTTTCCTCCGAATAGATTTCCGTGAAAACCTAAATCCGATTTTTTAATTGGGTGCGTGTTTAATTGTTCCATTTTATTTTTTACATTATAGAAATTAAAATCATACCGAGTAAAAATCCTAAAATCATTGCAAATAATAATCCAACATCAGGACCTTCTTTTACCATTCTTGGTTTTACTCTAATAACTTTTTTTGGGTCTATTTTAATCTTTTTCATTTTAATTTTTTAATTGTATATGGTTGACAAACACGAGTTGGGTAACCTGGCGTTCCATCATAACCTGGTTTGTCATTAAACATAACACATCCATCGCCAGAAATATTATAAAAATTACAAAGATAACGATTTCCTCTCTCGTCTTTAATCATGTATTTGTATTTGGACGGATAACAAGAAAATAAAATCAAAGTAAGTATTATAAACATTTTTTTCATACTTAACAAAGGTAATAAAAATTAAAAGAAATATCAAACAAAAAACCCCAACTTTGAAGGAGGGGTTTTAATTTTTTAAAGACTTAATAACATGTCTATTAATTCAGGTTGTGGAAACATATCCACTTTATCTTTTCTGACATTTGTGTGTGTCCAAAGTCCTCTTGTTTTTTCCACTAATGAAAGATCAAAGTGATCAAAAGCATCAGCACCTTTTTTATGAATTAATTCAACAAGTCCTTTTCTAATATCTATATCATCACGATCAGCAATAAACAATAACCAATCTTTAATTGCGGTTATTTGTAAGTCAGAATATTTGTGCCAAAATTGATGACCTCTAAATGGTTTTGGAAGTTTTACAATCTGTGCTTGATGAGCAATCGTTCCAACATAAGTTTTCCCGTCTTTTAACTGACCAAAATTACAAACTTCTAATCCTACCGAACAACTATGTAATTTATTTGATCCTGTTCCTAAATGCCATGCATAATGTCCTGTTGGAAATGCTTGAACCATAACTCCATCGTGAGTTTTATCACATGTTCTAATATTTTGACCTCCTAAAACAAATTCGGTTGCAATTGCACCTCTTGTGTCATTTGCCCAAGCGTCAATTGTTTTAAATGGATTTTCCCATCCTGCTGTGTGATGAAGAAATACCCACTCTTTTTTTGTTCTTTCACGTTTATATTCTCCTGCAGGTAAAAAGTGTTGTTTAATTTCCAAACCTTTTGCCTGATTTTTGTTTTCAGATAAATCCGTTGATACAAAACCCATAGCCTCCCATGTTTGTTTTCCAACAATACCATCAGAAGTCAAGTAATGTTTCTTTTGAAATTCTTTAACAACTTTTTCTGTCATTGGTCCAAAATCACCATCAGCCTTTAAATCAAAAAACTTTTGAAGTTTTTTAACCTCTTCACCTTTCGATCCTAATTTTAATATTTCCATAATCTTTTTTGATTATAAATACTTGATCTTACGATATTATATTTATATCGCTTGTTGTTTCAATTACAACTCTTGCACCACAACTCAAAAGTGGTTTAGCATCCACACCATCACCACCATAAATAATTCTACTCGGACCTAATATTTCCACTTCATTACAATAAGTGTTTTTTTTACCTTCTTTAATTGTAATCACAGGAAGAACTGTTCCTTTTGTTTTGTTGGATCTAATGTGGTGTTGATTAACGTGAATTCGTTTTACTTTTGGTCTTGCCATTCCCAACCCAGTAACAATTTTGTAAATAACCTATGAATTGAATTAGGTTTTTTATCAAAGAAAATGTGAAAACTTTTTCCCACTTTGTATGATCCAACTTGTTTTGGTTTTTTTAACGTTGGTATGTCACCTGATCTTAACACAAAATCATCATACTTTTCGTTTTCTTTATTTTTTGTGTGTTTTTGTTTTTTATTATCATTTTTGTAATGATAATTTTCTTTCTTTACTAGTCCCATTTTATTGCTCTATATCTTCTATTTTAATTTTATCTGTGTTTAGATTCAAACATTTTTTCCAATCACCCACGTTAATACTTGTCCAAACTTTCTTTTCTTTATCATACAAAGTAACCATAAGATAACCCAACTCTGAAATATAGATTTTATCTATCTTATACTTTTTCATTTTAATTCGCCTTCTCTAATTGGTCTTCGTTAAAGATGTGAAGAAGTCCATATTCATCCATTTCACCAACGACTCTGGTATTTCCTTCCACGGTTTGAAATACTGATACGATTGTGCAAGGAAACTTATATCCTTTAACTTTAACTGCTTTATCACCTACTTTGAACTTAGGTTGATTTGAGGGGAAATCTCCGTCTGATAATTGTGGGTCATCCCACGATGTGTCTCTATTCATAATTTTATTTTTTAAATCTATAACCGATAAACCAAAAATCAATTCTGAAAAACCAATTACCGTCGTGTTTTCCAAAACCAATTCTAATCATCCGATTATTGTGGTTAAGTTTTATTTTATCAATTGTCATTTTTTTAATTTTAATTTTTATATCTGTAATTGTCAAACTTTGGTGACTTTAATCTATTTTTTATTGTTGATGTTGGTATTCCAATTTGTCTCGCACCTTCACTTAAACTTTCGTATTCAATCCCTTCAACAATAATTTTTCTCATATTACCAGGTTTATTTCCTTTCAAAGCTTCCGATATTTTTCGTTTATGTTCCTCACTTTTAGGTTTTGAGTTTGACTCTTTTATCCTTTGTATTACTTCAGGTTTATGTGTTTTCCCTTTGAATGGGTTCTTTTTTCTCATCCATTTTGAATGCTCTGGATTTGGTATACCTTTTTTTCCGTTTGGTTTTCCTTTTAATGGGTTAATTTTACCTTTTTGAGGGTTCACCCAATTTGGGTCGTCTCTTTTTTTTAATTTAATAATTTTAGTGCCTTTCTTCTTATTGTATTCGGGTGATTTCATTTTTCTACTATGTTCCAACCCAATTTCATCTCTTCTTGGGTTATTAGTTATAGTGTCACCTCCATCACCACCTAACGAAATATTATAACCTTCACTAATCGCATTTAATTCTTTAATCCAAAATTTTTCTCTTTCATTAAGTAACTCCAATGTGTTACAAACTTCTAAAGTTTCTTTTTTGAAGTTCTCAATCCCGTATTTTTTGATTGCTAGTTTTAACCTTTTACCTGAACCGTAATAGTTAGGATTATTATGTGTGTCTTTACCCACATAAAATTTTTGGTTAATTAAATTTGTTGTCCTATAAATAATCATATGGTATTACCTCCTTACCATATAAATATCACCTAACCAATAAAAGTTAATTAGAAAGTGGCATTTTGATAGTCGGGTGTGATTGGTAGTTTTTAAGTGTGAAATCACCAATAACATAAGATTCTATAGATGGTCTTGACCCTTCATAAGTTGGGAATGGGTTAAGGGTTGGCAACTCAAATGGTTCTCTTGTTAATTGTTCTTTTACACCATCAATTTGATTAAGGTATATGTGACAATCACCCATATTTGAAATTAACTCATCAGGAACCATATTAACCTCCTTTGCTAATATTGTTAGAAGTAATCCATAAGATGCCAAATTAAATGGTGTTCCAAGTGGAACATCTTGGCTTCTAGCATTATACATTAAAGAGATTGCGCGTTTGGGAATTTTGTATCCATCAAATAACTTATTCCATCCATTATCATCTGTGGGAAATACATCTTTAGTGTAGTTTGACTTGTCGTATAAATCTTTACGTTCTTGTGGTCTCAACTCTCTTGTATAAACTTGGAATCCGTAATGACAAGGTGGAAGAACTTGATTTGGTAAATCTGATGGGTTCCACGCATTAACCATCAATCGTCTTGAGTCAGGATTTGTTTTAAGGTCATTGATTAGGTTTTGGATTTGGTCTATTGACGGGTTTAATTTTTTAATTTCATCAATAACAAATTTTCTATTGGAAGAACCATATGGTAATTTTCCATTTTGAATATCGTAATCAACTTCATTGGTATAAACATTACTCAACTCATCTATTATATTACTACCCCATCTTCTCCATTGCTTACCATACACGGGACCTAATTCACCCCACTTCTTAGCAAACTTATCATCTGTTTTGATACGTTCAATGAACTCATCCATCGTATCGGGCCAATCACCTTTATACTCATTTGTTTTGTTGATGTAGTTTTTAAAAGCGTCGCCATCCCAAATATGACAACCATTATCAACAAGGAACTTAATGTTTGTATCACCACGAAGGAACCATAACAACTCGGTCACCATAGTTTTCCAAGCCATTTTCTTGGTTGTAAGAACTGGAAATCCATCTTGCATATTATGACGAATGGTATAACCAAAAATACTTTTGGTTCCAGTTCCTGTTCTGTCTTTCTTTTCAACTCCGTAATCTAAAATAGTTTGAAGTAAATCTTGGTATTGTTTATCTAGTTTGTTCATCTTCTTTTTGTTTTAAATCATTATAATGTGTCTAAAAATTCGTTGAAATCTATTTTAGATGGCGGTCTTCCATCTATATTACAACAGGTGTTATAATAATTTCTAATCTTTTGAATTGTCTCTTCTTTGTCAAGACGTTCTAATCCGTCCATTAAAGTGTTGTCCCATAGTTTTTGTTCTTCTTCATCCATGTCGGATCTTAAATAGGGTGTTCTATCTTCGCTCATAATATGTTTAATTCTTTTCTGTATTTTTTAATTTTCTCTCTTGTCTTTTGAAACTCATCACCATCGCTCGCTTTATGACCTTTACCAACAGCCTCTGTAATCATTAATTCGTTTTTTAAAATAAAAGTCAATTTTTCTGAATTTGTCAATTCATAAGGAACAACTTCTGTTCTGATGAACTCACGAATCATCCCTCTGATCTTATCAATCTGTTTGGTTGGGTTACCTTTAGCATTATGACACATGATAGATGTTTGGTAGATTGTTCTACTCAACTCTAATATTTTTTTATCAAATCCCATCTTTAACTCCATTTTCAATTGTTTCTTCAATAAACATTTGGTTCAAGAATGTTACCTCTCTAGTTTCTTTAACACCATTTTCAATGGCATCATCAATACTTGATCCAAATGTGAATGGTCTATCAGATACGTCTTTAATACCACTTTGAATGGTGTCTTCAATACCGACTAATCTATCCGTTTTTGCTAACACAGTGTCCTTTACTCCATTTTGAATGGCGTCCTTAACCCCACTCCTTATCCTCATCCCATCTACTTCGGTGTGTCTTACCCCATTTTGAATGGTGTCTTCAACCTCATTATTTTGTTTTGGAGATTCAATTTGATGAACTATTTTCCCTTTCATCTCTATTGAACCCAAATAACCACTAGGTGTTGTTTCTTTCACTCCATTTTGAATGGTGTCTTCAACCCATTCTGGGTAGCTGCGTTCATCGCATTGGGTGTCCTTCACCCCATTTTGAAGGGTGTTTTCAATAGATTTAATTGGTGGTGAATTGAATGTTCGTGTTTCTTTTACACCATTTTGAATTGCGATTTCAATACCACCTTTTCGGTAACCAATTTTGTAATTGGTTTCTTTCACCCCCTCTTGAATGGTATCTTCAACTAAGGTATTATTAGTATATTCAAAATAATCGGTGTGTCTTACCCCGTTTTGAATGGTATTTTCAATCCCGGTGGTCCTAACACCGGCTTTAGATCGGGTGTGTTTCACTCCTTCTCGAATGGTGTTTTCAACTTCTGATTTAGAAATCCCTATCGAATCTAAGGTGTTCTTTACCCCATTTTGAATGGTGTCTTTAACTGCAGAAATTTCATCCGCATTTAAATCCCAAGTGTGTTTTACCCCATTTTGAATGGTATCTTTAACTTCATCCGTTGTGATATTCCACGAAACCTGAGTGTGTTTAATCCCATTTTCAATGGTGTCTTCAACCTTCAATGGTTTTCCAGCAGTGCTTAAACTTTCCTCAACCACATCAATACCCAAAAATCTTGATTCAAACCAGTTCTTGATCAAATCTCTTTCTTGAGTGCAGTCCTTACTGACTAGATCTAACTCATTTTGAAATAGGTTATAGTTGAACCACAAAGTTTTATCTTTTGTGAATTCAACCACCCATCTTTTGTCTTCGGTAAAGATCAACCAAGTTGAGCCTTGTTCTGTAACATACTTGTCTGCACCTTCAATCATTTGGTCAAACAACCCAAAGACAAGTTTCTCTAATTTTTTTCCTGATGGATTTTTCATTTTATTTAATTTTTTCTCCGTTTTGAATGGTGTTTTCAACTACTTCGGTTTTATCCCATAGTCGTGGTGCTATGTTTTTTACTCCATTTTCAATAGCATCGTTAATAAACCAATCACGATTATCTGGTGCACCAAGTTTAGTTTCCTTCACCCCATGTTGAATAGTGTATTCAACCCTTTTATATCGTAAGTCAGTTGATGTTCCTGTAGTGTGTTTCACCCCATTTTCAATTGTGTCTATAATATAATGAGTCGCATCCAAACGCCACTCTTGGGTCTCCTTTACCCCATTTTGAATGGTATCTTCAACTGATATCCTGCGCAATGCGGACCTAACCTTGGTGTTCTTCACCCCATTTTGAATGGTGTCTTCAATTTGATACCACACATCTACCGGATTGTCCCAAGTTTTATCAACCTTTGGTTTATTCAAAAATCTATATTCAAACCATCTGGTTATGTATTCTTTATTTTCAACGCAATCCATACCAACCAATTCCATTTCATTTTTGAATAGTTTGTAGTTATACCATAGAGTTCCTCCTTCGGTATATTCAACAACCCATTGTCGTTCATTGGTAAAGATGATCCATAAACTACCACTATGATTGTATTGGTCAACACCTTCAATCATTTGGTCAAATAGTTTGAACAAAATCTTATCTAATTTTTTTCCTGATGGATTTTTCATTTTAATATCCTATTCCTGTATCGTTAGTAAATTCAACACCATTTTCTTTTGCGAACTCTGAAACAAGTTCTTCCACGATCTCTTCGTCCATATAACCATAGTCAATTGATCGTCCATATACTCTAATTCCAAGATCAGACCATCTAACTCTTCCACCACCAAGAATTCTCCAATCCTTTAATTCTGGTTCAAGTTCTTTGGATCTATTTGCAACATCTTCGTGGAACTCTCCCGGCCCTGAACGAAATACAAATTCACCGTCTTTTTCCAAGATCACACATTTGTGTAATTTATCTTTTTCAATAATAACTTTTTCCATAATACAAATATATGGATTAAAAATTAAAATAACAATAAATAAACTTAATTAATTTTCGGTGTCTTTATTTAAGAAATATTTTTCAAATGAAGTTAATTTATCGACACCAACATCAAGTATTCTATCTAAAATACTATCAACATCTAAGTTGTCAGTTAGAAATTCATTTAATCTTTCCATAAAATAATCGGTGAATACCTCATTTGGA